TGACCAATGGCGTGATTGTTGAGATTGTTTACGATCCTATCAAAGATGACCGTAAGCTTTTCCCGACGCTTGCTCCGGGTTCAAACCGTACGCTTGAATCGTTTGCTATGGATATTTTCGACTTTGGTACTACCGAGCAAAAAGCTCGCGATGCTGCCAGAGATGAGAACATCACGATGGTTATGCAAGATGGCGTAGAGTCGTACTTTACTGTATGTAACGTATATGATTTTGAAACTGGTGCTGAACGCGGTGGTTCGAATGTATATGCTAATAGCAAAGAATGCGGTATTTACCGTGAAATGTCAGGTTCCCTTTGCGTATGGGACGTGACGCGTGTAGGTCGGATTGCTTACAATCCGTTCACTGCCTAATAAAAACTGAAGTCATTGGGGGAGGGTGAAAGCTCTCCCCTTACTTTAATCCTTAACTAAATTTGCACGAAAAGCAATGAACATGAAAAGTTCGAAAGACGTAACAATCATATTTGTTAATCCTGTGCCTAGAATTTCTGCGCAGGGTCGTCACAAACAAGTATTCACGATGATTGGTAAAACTGGAGAGTTAGTACCAACGACGGGGATGCAAAAAAACAAGGAATTTGGCGTTCCTTCTGACAAATACGCCAAATTCTAATACAAAATCTACATTAAAAAATCCAAACAAGGACGACGACGATGATCTCGTTCCAGTCCTAAAACTTAGTTAAAAATTAGTATGGAAAGAAAAACAGCATTACAAACTGTTGAACGTCACGCATGGGGTGGTAGTTATTTTGACTCATACACCCACGCTGCAATGTTTAAGCGCTACAAACCGCACAATTTCGGTGTACGCACTTCACAATTGTTTAGCTCTAAATTAGGGTCACATCTTATTAATAAGAAATTTACTTACATGACTATTGCTAAAAACAATGTCTATGTTCTTCCGGCTGGTACGGATGATTATGAATGGTTTTTAATGGGTGACGCTGATGTGGATTTCCGCATCACTGAATTACTGGTAGCTGCAAATGCTCAACCCGGTAAAGCAGGTTTGCCTTTTAAAATTGCTTTAGATCGCGACTGGCTTCATGAGCCTGCTGTGATTAAACTTGAAGGTTCAGATTTACCGTTGCTTCGTATTCTCGGTCAGCCTGTTCAACGTTCTGTAAACTCTTTCGAGTATGAAGTTGAACTTCAAACTGGTGATCCGAATGCATGGATTCCGCTGGAATACCTTCAGCCCGGTATGCGCGCTATTCGCGTGAGTACGTTAGTATCTGACGAACTTAACTACAAATATGCACCGGATCAGTATGGTGAGATGTTTAAACTCCAGTCATGGTGTTCAAACTATGCCAACAAAGCTGAGTTTACTGATAAGTTTATTCGTGCCGAGATCGCTTGCCGTAAGGAAGGCCGCTCGTTGCCGAATATGTCTTATAGCGTAGGTGGTGCATCTTATTCGGATGGTGCTGTTGGCTCTGGTTACGTATATCAACAAGATTTTGCAACCAAATCTAATGAAACTATTGAAAAAGGTGTATTCATTTCGAAGATCGAAGCTCGTCTTATAGATCGTACTGAGATGGACAGAGAGATGGCTATGGAATGGGGTCAGCTCCAGAAAACCGTAGACCGTGACAGTGGTCGTCCTATCAAAGCTGCTCCGGGTTGGAGACAGATTGTTAAAGATGGTCACTACAAAGAGCATAACGGTACGCTTAGCTTGAGCGATATTTATGAGTATTTGATGCAAATCTTTATCACTCGTAAAACGTTCTCTGATCGTCACATTGTGATTGCTTCCGGTGAAGCTGGTGTAGAATTCCTTAGCCGCTTGATTGCTGCTGAAGCTAGCCAGTTCCAGTATATTGACACCTTGTTTACGCAGAAGCGTACTGATCCGCAAGGCTACCACTCGAACGAGTTGGAATATGGCGCTCAGTTCACCAAGATCAAGATGACCAATGGCGTGATTGTTGAGATTGTTTACGATCCTATCAAAGATGACCGTAAGCTTTTCCCGACGCTTGCTCCGGGTTCAAACCGTACGCTTGAATCGTTTGCTATGGATATTTTCGACT